TTACACATCTGTCTGTAATGCAATTGACTGGATTACGGAACAGATTAAAACCTTCTGTTATTGTGCCCAATCTAACGTCTCGGCAACTATAACCACGTTTAACTTCATTCTCTCTTATTATAACACTTTGATAACCTGAATTACAACTCCAATTGGTAAATTGATTAAATCCAAATGCATTGAATCTTTCTGCTTGATCAAATAGATATTCGTTATTCTCCTTGTCATATAGAGAAATTTGATATAATCTTTCCTCTCCTAATTTTTGTGGAAATCCGTTTTGCATGATGTCCATCATTTCTACAGTATATCCACCGACGATAGCACTTGCAGTTTCATTACTTTGAGGTTTTAGTGTTACGTTAATACCTTTGTCATGAAACCTTCGGCATCTATCATATAATTCATAGAACAGTTCAGGAACCATAACTTGATTGATAGTTACGTAAACATTTTCACCCATTAAGTATAAACATTTTTCAGTAAATTGATCTTCATTCGCAAATTCACTATGGAAGCTTGCAGTGATTGACTTACGTTGAAATAATTCAGTAGCCATATTCCAATTACCCCACCACTTTTTACTAGGGCTTAGATTTGTGGTCATATGTATGCTTTGATAAGGAGTAATTCCATCTTCTAAATGCTTTAATAGTTCTAATAAATGTTTATATGCAGTGGGTTCACCTCCACTAAATGACCAATGAAAGTTACTAAAATTATTTTGTCTAGCTTGAAGTTTAATTTGATTTACAACATTTTTATAAATGTCTAACGAGTGATAATCGGGTATGTTTGAATTTGCGTATGGCCAACAATAACTACATTTGTAATTACAAAATCTACCTAAAATCCAACTCACATTGAATACTCCTTCATTCAACATTGCTTGTTGCCCAAATCTTACAATGTTATTAAAGGGTATATTAGTGAAGTCTGTCATACTCTGATTTTAGCCACTCATAGTCATTTATTTTTTTTAATGCTGTTATATTATTTTTGTTTAGTAAGCCATATTCTTTGCCAGCTTTAGCGCCTGCAATAGCATCTTTACCATATGGTTTATCTGCACCCACAGTTAACCAAATACTTAAACGCTGGTTCGTTTCTGATGTTTCTTGCCTATCAATAATTTGACTAGCTAGCTTAACACACTCTCTAAATGCACCTCGCCATGCACTAAAACTATTCGTGTTAAATTCTGTTATGTTGCTTAATTTAATAATAGGCTCATATAAATCACTGATACTTGTTGTCATATCAGGTTTATTTTTTTTCATATGTAAAGTGTAAAAACGTGGTAATAGTTTAACTCCACCGTAACCATATATCAAACCGTTAACTGGGTTTTTACTACGCCATACTCTAACTTTAGGCTTTTCATAAAACGGAACTAAAAATTCAAAAGTAAAATCGTCTACCAAAACACTATCAGCATCTACTACCCAAAAATAATCGGTTGTTGCAATTTTAGCAGCATCAATGTGTGCTTCATGTATCCCAGCTACACCGTCAACTCTTTTGGCTTTGGGATACTTTTGTTTTAATAATTCAAAATTCTTTTCTGCATTAGTTTCTCCATAGCTGATAAAAACAACATCATGATCACCTGGATACTTATACTTTATAAAAGTTTCAGGACTACGTCTTGAACTTGTAATCGTGTTGCGATATTCTTTACTTTGTTCTGAATCATAAACATTTGTAATTCTAGTATCACCTGTCTTTTGGCTAATAGCATATCCTAATCGATTACATTCATCTATAAGGTTATTTTTTACTGAATCGTATTGCCCATCGAAAATCGTATCCATAAAATCAAAATCTCTAATATCACCTATGTTATACGATTGTTTTGTAAGTGCGATATATGCGGCTTGTCTTGCCCCGTAGATTGCCCATATACCATTTTCAATATCTTGTCCTATATGCATCCAACGCCATAGTCGTTCATAATTACGCCAGTTAATATCGTCAATGTTATCAACAAACTTTCCGTTTTCCATAGAAAGTTTTATGCCTTCACGGAAACCGCTACGCCATGCTTGTTTTGGACTCCCCTCTATATGAACATCACTTACCCAGCGATTTAATTGCAGATAGTTTGTTAAATCAAAATCGACACTATTGGGGTCATTACTATTTTCATGAGTTTTCATGGATTGCAAAAGCTTTACTGGCCATACCTTTACCCCACCGTTTCCGTATATGTTTCCATTTACGTAGTTTTTCCCAGAGAAGCTTATTACAACATTGTTTAGGTCAATATCATCATTTAAGTTAATTTCTTGTTTTAGTAGACTTTCGTTTACATAGTTGTCGGCATCAACAATAATTACATGTGTACTGATATTTTCTACTAGTTCCGCTACGGTTTTGTGAGCCTTGTCACTTCCCTTAATGCCATTTAAATGTAATGCATTTGGGCAAACTTCGAGTAAACGAGAATAATTTATATGACGATTTTCTTCGTTGTAACTAAGAAATACTACCGGATAATTAATTGTCTTGAATATCATACTAATATTTATTTGAAAAAAATGGGTAAACAAACATTTGACTAAATAAAAAAATACTGTATAATCAGTGCTTAATTGATTTATTTGAGGCATAAATACTTTACTATGATGAAAATTACTTGTAACTTACAGAAGCATTTTGGGCTATGGTCTGTAAAAGCCATAGAGTCATTTGCGCCTGTATATCCAACAAGTATCCGTGGCACAAATGATAATCAAAGAGGCTACCGGGGAACGGAATAAACAAGTTTAGCATCATAAAAGTTTATACGTGCCCCGGGAAATAAAAAACCCGGGGTTTTTTGTTGCAGGAAAACAACACTATGATTGACAAAATAACAGAAAATGATATAAAATCTGGTTCTCCTGATGACAAGTGGTATCAAGATAATGTGTTATCAGAAGAACAACTAAATTTGTTAATAAAAAACAAATTTGAAAGGTATAAAACTTATCAAAATAACAATGAATTGTTAGTTTGATAGAAGTGTTAGGGAAACGAGGTCCCGAGATACACTTTAAAAAATCTTAAACGGGCGGACAGTAAACATGAATTATGTGGCGTTAACGCATATAGTAAGACTACTGGTTGGGATGTCGATCCCAACATAATGCGAGGTAACTCGCATTATTCTAAAGCATACTTAGTGATTATAGGGTACAGTCGGGGTGCCAATCGGGATCCTTTTAGACGAACGGTTCAATTCCGTTAATAGTATGCTTCAGAATGATTACAGATGGGGATTAGTGAAATGGTATCACACCGGATTTTGATTCCGAGGTCGTAAGTTCGATTCTTACATCCCCTGCCAAATTTATACGCCCGTAACTCAGTGGAAGAGTACCACGCTACGAACGTGATAGCCGGAGGTTCGAATCCTTCCGGGCGTGCCAAATACGTTGACTAAATAAGAGACTTATCGTATGATAAGTTTTTTACAGAGGAGGTCAACATGTGGACAAAACCTAAAGCAACCGATATGCGCTTTGGCTTTGAAATCACCATGTATATTGCAAATCGCTAATATACAGATTTTGAATTGTTGAAAGGAAAGGTAGCTATGCTACCTTTTTTTACGGTCAAGTATCTTAAGAGGAAGAGAGCCTCCCTCATAAGGAGGAAAGTGAAGCTTCGAGTGCTTTCTTGACCACCAATGGTGTCTATAGTGTAGTGGCCTGCACACTTGTCTGTGAAACAGGTAGTACCGGATCGATACCGGTTAGACACCCCAAAGCCGATTAAGCTAATCTAGTGAAAGCGCCGGTCTGAAGAATCGGATAGCCAGGAGCGTAACCTGGAGTCGGCACCAAATTTGACAAATATTATGAATTATGATAAACTCAGTGAGTCCTTAGTCTAATGGATAAGATACTGCATTCCGATTGCATTGATGCAGGTTCGATTCCTGCAGGGCTCTAAATACTATAAATTTATATGGAGGATTGAATGTCAGTACTAGCATTGGATATCGGTGGAATCCCTAGACAATGGATTTCATACGATGACGCAATTACATACCATGCCAAAGATGCGGTAGCATGGAGTATGGGTGAAATTGTGGCTAGATATAGAGGCGGTATCCAAAAAGATGGTACTATGAGTTATATTGAGACTCCTAGTATTATTGCTATTAAAGGACATGGGTTTGATCCACGTAAACATGGTATGGTAGCACTTACAAACAAAACATTGTTTGGTCGTGATAGAAATGTATGCGCATACTGCGGAGACCATTTTGCAAATAGTAATCATCTAAGTAGAGATCATATCATGCCAAAAAGCAAAGGTGGTACAAACTCTTGGATGAATGTAGTTACTGCTTGTAAAGAGTGTAACAGCAAGAAAAGTGATAAAACATTAAAAGAATCACGTATGGAATTGTTATATGCACCTTATGTACCAAATCATTACGAAAACATGATTCTGCAACATAGAACTATTCTTGCTGACCAGATGGAATATTTGTTACAAGGTGTTCCAAAACATAGTAGAATTTTATTGTCATAGTATTGACAATAAATTATTCCTGTGTTACAATTGCTGTAAATAAAATACGCCCCGTTAGTTAAACGGTATAACACTTGATTTGTAATCATGGATCGGCAGTTCGATTCTGTCACGGGGCACCAATTAATTGCTCAGTAGCACAGCCGGTAGTTGCGCCTGACTGTTAATCAGGATGTCGTAGGTTCGAACCCTACCTGAGCAGCCAATTCTTTTATGTGTTTTATGGAGAATGTATGTTAATTACTGAAAATCAAGGTTATAAACTTTTTTGTGAAACACGTAAAGTCGAAACACCAGAGGATAAGTATTATGTCCGTCTGTACACCAAGTATGATTTCGCTAAGAATCCAGACAGAGAACAAACTAAAATGGAATTGTTCCTATCAAGTAAAGAAATAGAAAAACTTATACAAAGTTTAACTAGCTAAGATACTCTGGCGTTAGTACAATGGATAGTACAGTGGCCTTCTAAGCCTCTGATCCAGGTTCGATTCCTGGACGCCGGACCAAATTAAAGGAGTAATCATGGTAGTCTATCGTGTCCCACATGCCTATCTTACTGACTATGCTATGGTTGGTCAAAGACAACAAGTGTTGTCTGAACTCAAACGCAAAGATATTGATTTTCAAGAGGCTCTTGAGATGGCAAAACTTCTTGCTATTCAAGAAGGGCACAGATTACTTAAAAATTACAATTATGCCAAAGATACTGAATTTTTAAATCAATATGCTTTTGCCGAAAGTATTAAAGAGCAAAGGCTTATCAAAAGAGCAAGTTCAGTGGCTTTGCACATTGATCGTTATATTTAAAAAAGCTTGACATTAAATCCAAAACGAGATACAATGTCTGAATCGTAGTAGTTTCTTTAACAATTTAAGTTTTA